ATACCCGTGAAACTGCTAATGCTGTTTTTAGAAAATTAACAATTACATTTACCCAAAATGGTGTTTTCCTTTATGGCTTAAAAAAAAAAAAAAAAATAAATAGAAATTAGAATAGCGTGTTCTTTCTTTCATGTACTGATCATCTGTTTGCCAGAGGATCTAATGGTGTAATCTACACCCGTTGGGACATGACCGTTAAGTGCCCGAAACCAGGCGACGGGTTTCTTGAGCTGTTGAGTGCTCTAAAACTCATTGGCTAGGTGTCGGGCCTATTCAAAGCGACATCCTATTCTCTTTCGAGGACTCCGCTATGCGGAACCTCGAGTTCGTCAACTCCTATTATTCCGTGGGTTTTGCTATGATCGAACACCTGTATTACCCTCACTTGTATGTCTCTATATGGGATGTATAAGCAGTAGGCTCTTTTCATTTGTATCGTGAGCTCTACCCAAGCGCATTTGCGTATGGATGACTGAAACCTCTTTTGAGGGTAGTAAGAAATAGGAGTGCCCTTATCCTCCCCCCCCTATCGGGGTGGGTGGTTGAGGGCTGGCAACCTCGGTTCGCCAGCTTTCTTCCATTCACCATGTATCGGACAGACTATGAACAGACTTCTGAGCTAGCTCAGTTATTCATCTCTATGCGTGATGCGTTTTACTATTTGTCATCCCATGGAGTGATACCGATTGTTGATCTTGATGAGACACATAGGTTGTGCATTGACTTCGACTTTCCACTTTACGCAGTCCATTTCGGAGCTTGGAGAATTCAACGGTGTTGGCGACGTTACAATCATTCTTTCACAGGTTTTGGACCTGTGAGATGGTCAGTGCGTTGGTCAATACCTAGGAATCGGGCCTTCCGGGTGTTCTGGAGTCTCGCGGTTAGATCTATATCTTCTCGTGTTGCTATAATGCGTGCGGAGGCTAGACATGACCGATTGGTGGAACTAGCTCAGGAGGCTGCTGACTGCTACCGAGGTAATATCTCGCCCACGTATGCTTTCGGAAGCAATCGTGATTGGGAGGCGCGTATGCGCCAATTACGTCGGGACAGACGTAGAAGTTCAAATATGCGCGGAACTCATAATGAGACGCATGAACAGTATTTCGCACCCTGGGGTTTTATATCCCGGGTTAGAGGTACTGGTAGAAGGATGCGTGAATGGGTTGCTCGAGTAATGACATTATATGGCTTCAATTATGGTCGAGCGCGACGAATGTTCTTTGATAGGATTTTGCGTCCACTTCATTTTATGGAGCGGGCTCAGCAAGTGCGGCAAGATGAAATTGGGCTTAATGTCGATCAGGATCTATCTGTCCAGCATGCTATAGACGAGGTATATGCTGAGTGGATGCGCGATGGTTTTGAGGTTGATGATGAATCAGAGTCTTCTGAAGAGGTCAATCCTCCTGATCTTAGCGAGCCAGAGATTGTGCCACAGTGTGATGTTTCGCGTGATGGTGTACCTTTACATTTATCACGTAGTATAACTCCGCAAGGTGGAAAAATTTCTGTCCCTGTACCGAGTGCTGAGCGTATTAAGCGATACGTGCAGTCAGAGCGGGAACGGTGTCTTAATGATCCCAATTATCAATTTGGGTCTGATAGCACCAATTACGCCCGAACGGTTTACGATGCAGGGAGTGATGGTTCGGACGAGACGTTCCTTCCTCCCAGTGGGTTGGAGCCTTCTTTGCATTCAATCGGACTGAGTTCAACTGATCATTCAGTTAGAGCCATGTTGGAAAACTTTGGTTCTCTATCTCAGCATTTTGCTACTTCTACAGAGAACCGCAAGTTTATCGTACTTGCCGAAAACGTGATTTTCCTCGTGAGTCATGTTATATACGATAGCAGTTCCACAGGCGTTTTCTTAGCTTTAACTAGCTTTATTAAATGCCAATGTGGGATTGAATCCATATTCGGTCAGTCATGTGATGCATTGAAGGTTGTGTATGATATGCTGAGAGGTGATGAGATCATACCACAAGCTGACGACCCTTTTGAGGGTGTCACGGATTCTGTGTCATCAGTGGTTGAGAATTGGTCAGAGATGTACCAGAGCCCAACAGCGCGTAGATTAGCTAACCTAGTGTCCATTGTTTCCCATATGGGAGTCGGCAGCTTAGTTGCCGATAAGGATGTGGCTAGCATAATAAAGGGGTCTTACAAAGGCTTCAAATGGTGGGAAATCTTAACAAAAGATTTTATCCCATCAATTCTACAGTTGCTGCTTACAGTTTTGAAACGCGTTTATCGCGCTATCAAAGAAAGGGACGTTGGATATTTGTGGTCTAAACCACTAGAGGGTGGACCATCTCTAGGAGAAAGAGTCACTTTATTGGTCAAGTTATTTGATAATTTCAAATCATGCACTTTGGATCGCTTTGGTAAGGATCCAATATGGTACCAATATGAGTTGAGTGAGTTGCTTCGAGAGGTCAAGGAGCGGTCTGGAAAGACGAGCTCGCTGGAAGCTGCAAAACACTTTGCTATTATGCATAAGAGTTTGCTTTCATTGAACATTGATGTGATTAATCACATGAATAGTTTGCCCTCAAGAAATACTCCTTTCTCCTTCTTGCTGTTTGGACCATCAGACATCGGTAAAACAACAACTTTACCGTATATTCTGAATGTGGTCCATGCAGCAATGGGTCTGGATGTTGACCCAAAGTTCACTGTCACGTTGAATCCTCGTGATAAATATGGCAGTGAAGTTCAAGGATTCCACCATACAATAATATTGGATGACATTGCCAATATTAATCCGGAATTTGATAAGGAGGCTAACGTGCATCACTTAATTAACGATATTGTTAATAGTGTCCCAAAGCACGTTTTGAAAGCTGATTTATCAGAGAAAGGTACGCTCACATATCGCCCTGAAGTAGTTGTTGGTACTACTAATATTAAGGGTATGAATGCGGGCGTATATTCCGCTGAGCCTGCTTCCGTTACTAGAAGGTTCCCCTTCGTTATTACAATGGAAGTTAAGCCCGAATTCAAACAACCGGATTCACGGTTTCTGGATAAAGATAAGGCTTTTGCAGCTCAGATGGATGTGCCGGATTTTTGGCATTGCACTGTTGAAAGTGTGTATGGCAAGGAATCCATAGCTGGTAAAGGTACACAAACTGGATATAAGTTATGTCACCGGGTTGATGAATCCGGTAAAGTAATGCATATTCATGGAAAACCTATTGTATTGGAAAAAGTTGGCATAGCAGAGGTTATGCGATTTTTGAAAACACAAGCAGCTATACACAAGCGTAGACAGGAAAGACTTAAGTCTACTATCACTAATATTAGTGATATTCCTAAGTGCGCCTGTGGCATATACGCAAGTATATGCACTCAGTGTCCCAACATTCGTGTTGAGTCAGGACCCGTTATTGATTTGCGACCTCAGCAACCTGATTTATTAAGTGAAAATGGACGTTCTAGGATGGAAGTTTTCTTTAATAATTTGACGTTGTCACGTCGTGCGTATCGAGTCTTGAGAGTTGAGTGGGCACACAGAAAATTCAGTGACTGTCAGGCATGGGTGTATGCTATGATAGTTGCTCCACCTATACGCAATATACTAGCAAGAATTTGTGGATTGTGGTTTACCAGCAATTTAATTGCTGTACTCACTTTCTCTTTCTTTACTAGTCCTATTGTGTGTGCATGTGCCGTTAGTGGTTCACTTGCTATTACTAGCTCATGTGTTTTCGCTTTTGGTAGATATCTCTTTGCTGGTAAAGCTCTAGGTGGTATATCCCGTCGCATATTGGCTTCAACTCGTTTGGAAAAATGGGAAAAACCACTTAAAGTGATAGGTGCTTGTCTTGGGGTTGTTGCTGGTTTAGTTGCACTATATGGTGTAACAAAGGTGATAACCGGGGCGGTGCTTGATGCAAAGGATAAGAAGAAAGATGAAGCAACTGCAGATGGTAAAAAGGAAAAAGGTGAGAAGAAGCAGCAAGAAATGAAAGTCTTAGAAGTTCAAGATGCTCAACCTTCTGCCTATATTCCTCGTAAGGAGCCCGTTCCTGAACTGATGAAAAGTAAAGAACCTAATATGTGGCGAGCTGAAGAACGTATATATGTTCCATTCAGCCCAAGCGCATCTGGTACTTTAGTTGAACCGGTGATGGAGCAAATGGCACAAAATGTACGCCGCGTGAAAATAATGTATGCAAATGGAAATTGGCGAAGGGCTATGGCCACTCCTGTGGGGCGTGATTTATGGATTATGCCTGCACATATGTTTGTTGGGAAAGATTATACTTTCGCACAGATTCATAGGAGAGGTCCTGAGTTCAAGACTATCCATTTGGCACATATGGTTCGCATACCCAACACAGATCTTATGCTAGTATCGATTCCTGAGATTGAACCTAAGCCGTATATGGCTAAGTATCTTCAGCAGAATAAAATACGAACATATGTTAGTGGCGGGTATATTTTGTTACCAGATTCAAACGACAAGGTTAGACCAGTTTCAACTGGCAAACTAACTTACAAGGCAGTGCCAAGTACGCCTGACATTGATTGTCCGTATGATGGCTTGTCTTATAATGTTGTTACTGAGTGTGGTATGTGTAGCGTTCCGGTGTTTTCTTCGCAACGTCATCCCGTTATAGTGGGGTTTCATACCGCAGGTACGGGATACGGCGAAGTTAAAACAGGGATTTGTTGCCAATTGACTTTAAGTCAATTTGTGGTTGCGGAGCAAGAGCTTAGATCACAACAGCTAATTCCAACACCTGCCTTGGAAGGGCAAGCTATGGAAATTAGTGCCGGCAAATACCCATCTACTGGAACACATCACGATAAGAGCGAATTCATATGGGCTGATTCCACAATTAACACTATTCCAATGGGTGCTCATGGTGCGGAGAAACGTAAATTCCGTTCAATCGTGAGAAAATCCATGCTGTCTGACGCTGTTGCTGAGGTATTTAAAGTTCCTCGAGAACATGGACCCCCTCCGTTTTTTGATCATAAGACGTGGGTCGGGACTCAGCAAAACTTTGAGTCGCTCAATAAAGCCGTGCTATTAGATCAGCATGTGCTCGACTGGTCGGTTGATTGTTTTAAGCAGAAGATAACTGAACATTTTTCTAAAGTGCAGCCTATAAAGGTTTCGCCTATGGATCGTGTTTCAGTTTTAGCTGGAATTAAAGGTGTTAATGGTATGGAAGGATTAGTGTTGTCGACCTCTAGTGGTTGGCCTCACAATTGTCCAAAAACGCATTTCATTACCGAAACCAATAGTGCGCCTAGATGGGCAAAGCGTGGATTGGAATTGGACTCTACTATTTGGAAGCGTATTGATCAGATGTATGATCAATTAAGTAGGGGTGAGAGAGTCTTTTCTGTTTTCCGCGCGAATCTAAAAGATGAACCAGTCAAGCTAACTAAGAAAAAGGTTAGAATGTTTGCTGGTTGTCCTATAGAGTTGCTCATATTGTTCCGTATGTTTTTCATGCCTATTTTTGCGTATATGCAACAACACCCACTAGTGTTTGAGTGTGTGGTTGGTGTTAATGCATACGGCAAATCGTGGGATGAAATGTCGGAGTTTGTGACGAAGTTGTCAGATTCTAACGTTGCTGGAGACTTTGAGTCATTTGACAAACTAGTTACAGCTTATGAGATATTTTGTGCATTTGCCGTTGTTTTCCATGTATTGGATTTCATAGGCGATGATCAGTATACTCCCGAAGTACGGAAAGTCATGCAAACTATGGTTTCTGAAGTGGCATACCCAGTTTATGAATGGTTTGGTTCATATAACATGCATATAGGATCAATGCCATCTGGGTTCCCATTCACTGCCCCATTGGACAGCATAATTGTATCGCTGCGTATTAGGTACGCGTGGTACAAGATTGTTGTCGCACAACGGCCCCTATCCCCCAGATTTGACACACAAGTACACTTGGTAACGTATGGTGATGATCACAGGATGTGTGTTGCTGATGAATATCCTGAATTTAACCATGTTTCCATTAGTAAAGTGTTTGGTGATGCTGGGATAGGTTATACTATGGCTGACAAGGAAGCCGAGTCCGTTCCTTTTATTGGAAATAAGGACACTTCTTTCCTTAAACGTTATAGTAAATATGATAAGGACATGAAAGTGTGGTTGGCCCCACTTGAAGAGAAGTCCTTATACAAAGCTCTTCATTGTTATATGCCTTCTCCTGCAATTAGTGAGCGTGAGCGTAGTTGTCAGGTATTGCGAGGGGTTCTGCGTGAAGCATTTCATTATGGACCTGAGCAGTATGAGAGCTACAGATTCAAACTAATAGAAGTTGCAGATAAAGTTGGTTTACTTGAAGAACTTGGCGCTCTTCCGTGTTATGCGGAAGCGCAGCAGCTATTTTTAGCTGCACGTGATGGTGCTGTGGGCGTACCTAATGTCCCACCGTGCATTTCTGATAGCACGTTAAGCGAAATCAGCTGTGGTCCATTGATTACCACTCAGGCACTGCTTTGCACACCCGTGCAGTGGAATGAGGAGGCTTTGGATCATAAGGTGAAGGGTCTTGTCCCTTCCCTCTATTTAGAGGAGTCTTTGCCGGACAATACGGGTTTGCCAGGACGTGGGCATAGTTCTAACCCACGCTCTGTACATTCAAATCGAACTGCGAACACAAGAATATACAATATGTCGGTGTCTTCTGGCGGACACCATGAGACAACAAGCTTCCATGATGAAGAGAGCCAGTATGATATAGGCTTGGTTGGTGTGAAAGATAGTATTGCAAGCAATGTTCGTGAACAGGAGTTATCACTTAGTGATTTCTTCAAACGGCCAGTGCTTATACGACAGTATGCATGGACGCCGGGTACTGCATTTAATGCAGGAACTCCAAAAGCATTTGATCCATGGACTGATTTCTTTAGTAACGTACGAGTGTCAAACCGTATTAGTAACTACAAGAATATGCGATGTGATCTTAAGGTGAAATTTGTGGTTAATGGCAATTCATTCTACTATGGTAGATTGTTAGTTGCATATATACCATTCATCATGGGTGACACCGTTTCAGATCTTACTGGAAGTGCTGGGAGTTTGGTTGGGCTCAGCCAACGATTGCATGGGTTTATTGACCCATGTATTTCAGAGGGTTTGACTCTAACATTACCTTTCGTACATCCATATGATGCATATAATGTTCCACTGGCCGATTGGGCTGGATTGCACAACATTTTGATGACTGACTTTGGCACATTGAAGCATGCAAATGCTGCAACCACACCGGTTGAAATTTCCATCTTTGCTTGGGCGGAGAATATGGAATTGAGTGTGCCTACCACAGTTGATGCTGGATCTATTGCCCCACAAGCTGGAGATGAGTATAGTGGGAAAATATCTGGCCCTGCAAGTGCTGTTGCATCCGCTGCTGGTGCGCTGTCGAAAGTTCCACTAATTGGACCATACGCCAGGGCAACACAAATGATAGCCCAAACTGGGGCCGCCATTGCTCATTCTTTTGGGTATTGTCGGCCTAGTGCAATTGGTGAATCATCTAAGATGGCCCCTCAATATACTGATAATCTAGTTAATACCGACGTAGAAGATAATTCTACAAAGTTGACGCTAGACAGTAGGCAGGAGCTGTCTATTGATCCTAAAACGTTTGGTCTGAATATGGGAGACGAGCTAAGTATTAATTACATAGCTGGTATCCCTTCATATTATCTAACTTATTCTTGGTCTGTTGCATCTGCACCAGGTACCAAGTTGTTTGAGACGTATGTTTCACCTCAGATATCAAATGTTGGGACATCATGGTTTCCAACTGCACTATCATTTGCCACGGTACCATTTTCATGGTGGCGTGGTAGTTTGCGGTACACTTTTCAAATAGTGTGCTCGCAGCATCACAAGGGCAGATTGCGAATAGTGTACGACCCCGTAAATGTTAGTAGTTTGGAGGCTAATGTGACTATCACGAGAATAGTTGACATAGCCGAAGAAAGAGATTTCACGGTTGTCGTACCATATTCCCAACCACAACACTACTTACCCATGAATGGAGCCGTAGCTACTAGCACCGGTACTATTACTGGTGGTACATTAGCTGCAAATTCACTCTATAATGGTGTATTAAGTGTTTCTGTTCTTAACACACTCACTTCTCCAAATTCAGTCACTAATAATGATATATACATCAACGTATATATATCTGCTTGTGATGATTTACAAGTGGCTGTACCCCTGGAAGCATATAATACTGTTAATACCCCAACTAACAGTATAGTTGTCCAGAGTGGTGAAGAAGAGGGTCCATCTCACCCTGATGAGTGTGAGGAGGAATGCCTACGGGAGGTAGAGGACACGAGTGATAAAGCTCCTCTAGTTTATTTTGGAGAGGCATATAAATCATTTCGTCCTCTATTAAAAAGGTATTCCTTCAACAACACCTATTTGTTAGGTGCGCCTACTGTTGACACAATGTACACCCTTAACCTAGGGTCTTATCCACTTTATCGTGGATTAAGTCTCCGGTCCATAGGGTCTAACACTGTTCCCCAGAAGGCAAATTTCTCCAACAACCATCTCATGCATTATCTAATGCCTGCGTTTTTGGGTGTTAGGGGAAGCGTACGAAATACATTTGTATTTAACGGCGCAGAGAAAATCCAGCAGTGTGCTATACAGCGTTCGGGAAATCAGGCGGCTGATAGTATTAGTTCCACGGTGCAAACTGTGACTAGTATGAGCACTTGCATGAACACTGCAACAGCGACCATGCCCAAGTTAATTGTGGGTGGTCAAGTATTTGCACCACATAGACGGAACATGTGCGGGGTCGAGGTTCCTTACTTCAACAATAAGAAATTTGCGTTGGGTAGGAATCTTGCAAACACGTCCAATTCTATGATTGCTGGTCCATGGTCAGATTCCATATTCCTGGTTATTTATCAACGTGGAGATTCTAGTACTATACCCACTACTGTTTCACGGTATGTGGCTACAGGAGAGGATTTCCAGTTGTTTTGGTTCCAGGGTGGACCTCCCATGAATAAAACTTCTAATAACCTAGGCACCCCTGCTTAAAGTTATTGTAGTTTAGTCGTATCATCGGGCGATACGCCACGCTTTGCGTGCCCACCGAAAGTTAAATTTGACGATCGGTGGTTGCCGGTCCGAAATTTTTTCTAACGGATGGGAACCGATCCCATGTGTATAATTTGTGTATATTTGATGCAGAGGTTTCCTTTGTGTCGGATGGAGACAGATGACACTCTAGGAGTGTTTA